AGCCGGACCAAGATCACGCCATCGTCGCCCTTGAGCCGAATTCCCGGATTGAAAACATCGGGTATTAGCCGGGCCGCAATACGCCGGATGCCTCTTTAGCTGCGTGGCTCTGCCGGGCCGCAAGACAGCTTCAATCAACATCGAAGCGGTTTCAAAAAGAGCGGGGGTTTCCTCCGCTCTTTTCCGTTCGTGCGCCCAGCCGGGTTCGCGCTCCGCGCTCTGCGCTCCGCTTTTGCCATTCCCCGCCCAGCCCCCCGTCCACCCCCTCATCGGAGATCAGAACCGCAATGTCCCTGACATATCTACACGGGATCCAGGTGCTTGAAGCCACCGATGGCGTCCGGTCGATTACAACGGTTGCCAGCTCGATCATCGGGCTTATCGGCACCGCGCCCGACGCCATCGGAGACACCTGGCCGCTCAATACGCCCATCCTGCTTCCGGGCGATCCAACCCTTGCCGAGCAGCTTGGCGGCGCGGGCACGCTTTACGACGCCATCGAGCAGATGTTCGAGATCACCAACCCGACGGTCGTCGTGGTCCGGGTTACCGAGGGCCAGACGCTCGCCCAAACCTGGTCCAACATCATCGGCGATCCCATCACCCAGACGGGCATCTATGCCTTCCTGAACGCGCAGCAGCTGCTTGGCGTGAAACCCCGCCTGATCTGCGCCCCTGGCTTTACCGGCGTGCGGCCCTCGTCGGGACTCGTGGGTGGCTCGGTCACCAATGGGGGCGCGGGTTACACTCAGGCAAGCTATCCCGTCGCGATCGGCGGCGATGGCGGCGCATCCGGCGCGGTTGTGAATGCCGTTGTGGTGGGCGGTTCCGTCAGCGCGATCGAGATCGTGGACGCGGGCTTTGGCTGCGACAGCGGCACCACCTTCACGATTCCGGCTCCCGATGCTCCACTTATCACGAAAGTGAACGCCACGGCAACGCCGGTTACGGGCGTCGTCTCGGGCACGGTGGGCAACATCGGCGCGGGCTATGTCGAAGAATACTATCCCGTCACGATCACCGGAACCGGCCAGGGCGCAACCGCGCACGCAACCTTCTCCAACGGTTCGCTCACGGCAATCGTGATCGACACGGCGGGTACCGGCTACGACAGCACGACCACCTTTACGCTGCCTGCTCCCGACGCGACTTCCGGCACAAAGACGCAAGCCACCGCAACCCCTGTCATCGGCATCGTGTCTTGCACCGTGACGAATGCCGGTTCGGGTTATGTGAATCCAAGCTACGCGCTGACCTTCACGGGGGTAACCAGCGCCGTTGCCTATGCAAACGTCGAAAACGGCTCGGTGACCTCGATCTCGGTGACTTCGGCCGGTCATGGCGCGAGCCTTTCGACGACGTGTACCATCCCGAACGCGGATGCCACGCAGCCCACGAAAACGCAGGCGACGGCGGTTCCCGTCATCGGCTATGCCAAAAACCCCGTTGCGGGGGCTATCGAGACCATCCTGCCGAGGCTCAGGGCTTGCGCCATCATCGACGGTCCGAACACGACCGACGAAGACGCGGTGGCGTTCCGCAACGACTTCGACAACGCCCGGATCAAGATCGTCGATCCTTATCCGCTGGTCTGGGATACCGGCACGAGCACCTATGTGTCCTATCCGCCGTCGCCGCTTGCCGTCGCCCAGCAGTCCTACATGGACAACAATTACGGGTGCTGGTGGGAGTTCTCGAACCAGGAGATTCCGACCATCGGCGGCACGTCGCGCGCAATCGGATTCTCGCTCACCGATCCGGACTCCGAGGCCAATTACCTCAACGAAAACGACATCTGCACCATCGTCAAAAATGACGGTTACCGCTTCTGGGGCGACCGGACGACATCCAGCGATCCGCAATGGGTCTTCTGGAGCGTGCGGCGCACGATGGACATCATCGAAGACTCGGTCGCGGCCGGGCTTGCCTGGGCCATGGACCGCCCATTCTCCCAGCAGCTTCTCGTGGACCTCGTCGAAACCGTCAACTCCTATCTGTCGCTTCTGACGGCTCTGGGTGCAACCCTTGGCGGTGTCGCTTCCATCGATCCCACGGTGAACGCGCCCACGCAGCTTGCCGACGGTATCCTGCGGATCGACTTCGACGCCGAGCCGCCAGCGCCGCTTGAGCAGCTCAAACTGACCGCTCACCGCAACTCTGGATACTACACCATCATGCTCAATGATGTGCTCCAGACGCTTGCGGCGACCGCCAACGCAACCGTGCAAAGCTAAGGAAGGGTATTTGACCTATGGCATTGAATAATATCCTTCGCAACTTCGCCGTCTATGTGGACGGCTTTGGCAAGTTCGGCGACGGCAGCGAATGCAAGCTGCCGCCTCTGAAGTTCAAGACCGAGGAGTATCTTGGCGGCGGCATGTATACCGCGGTCAAGATCGACCAATCGATGGAAGCGCTTGAGGCCGAATTCAAGCTCACCTCCTTCGATCCTCAGGTTATTTCGGTGGTGGGCCTAGCGCCCGGCCTGGAGAAAAACTTCACCTTCCGCGGCGCGCTTATCGGGACGGACGGCACCACAAATGCCGCCATCGCCTACATGCTCGCCCGCATCGTGGAGTGGGACCCCAATATGTGGAAGGTCGGCACCAAGATCGAGACCAACTTCAAGCTCAATGTCTACCGCTACAAGCTGACGGTCGGGGGCCAGAACCTGATCGAGGTCGATCCCTATAACTGCATCTACAAAGTCAACGGCGTGGATCAGCAGGCCTTCGTCCAGCAGGCGCTCGGCTTCTAAAGCTCGCTATCCCGCCAACCGTCTCTCTAATCCGGCGCCAAGGCTTGAGCCTTGAGCGCCTTTTTTGTGTCTGAGGGGGCACAAGCACATGACGAAACCTGTTACAGCGCAAGGCGCCACAAGATCCCGCACCGTTCAGTACCGGCTGGAGTGGCCGGTCGAATTGCGCGGCAAAATCATCGAAGAAGTCACAATCCGCCGTCCGAAGGCAGCCGACAATATGCGGCTACCCAAGAAGCAAGATGCTGGCGTCGCCGAGATGCACGGTTATTTCGCGGCGTTGCTCACCCTGCCCGACGGCAGTGTCGCCGGAATGGAATTCGTTGACGAGCTTGACGTTCTCGACTTCCGGATGATCTCCGAAATTATTAACTCTTTTACGATGCCGGCGGAGACAGCCGGCCAGATCCAACAGCCGAGATAATCGCGGACGTCGCTTTCATCTTCCATTGGTCATACGAAACGCTAATGGAGATGGATTTCGACGAGTTGCTTTCCTGGCACAAGCTCGCCATGAGCCGCTTCAAGGTGCAGGCGGCACTTCATGGCGCGGAGATTAACGATTAAGGCCGCGCAGGCTCCATGGCTGTCTTGTCGATGATCCAATAGCTTTGGGGCTGTCCCTTTGGCCGGACCTGGAGCGCTCCGTAAAATGGCGAGGCGTGCTCGACGTAAATCACGGCACCCTCGTCGAAGTGGTTGCAGTGGAGCATGCCATAAGATGCCGCGGCCTGCAGATCGCCTTCAAAGCTGAGGTCCCGCACCTTATCGAGGTCTTCGTATTTTGCGCACCCGAGCGTAGGAGTCCTCAGCTTTTGCCAGGTGTTGACTGTAAGCTTTAGGGGCTCCGTTTCCGCCGCCCGCATGACCGGAGATGCTGATTCCACGGTCTTGGATGACGGCGGGTAAAGGATGAACAAAGCCGCCATGACCGCGATGGCCGCTCCGGCAGTGATCTTGTTCACAAGCGGCAGTTCGGTCTTGGCAGACATGGGGCGCCCTCTTCTCACCATTACTGCTCGCAGTTAAGCAAAGCCTAGCTCTCGTCAAGGAGAACAAATAGTGCACAACTTCACTGTTCTCGGATTTGTTGCGCATCTGACGCATATGATCGCGGAGATTCCTGAGATGGGGCACCGTCTACTGGAAGAGCTTGCCCATGAAGTTCACAGGGAAGCGATTTCAGGCATGGGGAATTACAAGTTTGGTTTCCCGAGGCTGAGCCCTGCGGCGATTGCGAAGAAGGCCACCGGGGACAGTCCGCTTGTCGAGACCGGCGCGCTCAGATCCAATGTCCGGTACAACGTATCCGCTCCGCTCGCCTGGGTGGGCACGGACGACATGAAGGGGGTTTGGAACTTCTTGGGCACCAGCCGGGGTATTCCGCCGAGAGACCCGATCAAGGGCGCGGTCGAGCAGTCGGGTCCCGCGATCGTGCATCGCGTAGGCGCGAATTTCGCCGCCTGGATTGGCGGCGATGGGCTGCCGAGGCGCCAACTCCGCTAAAAGAAGGATTTCCGCATGTCAGGCTATCGCGTCGGCGTAGAGCTTGCGCTCCATCCCGGCAATGTGCAGGCAGGCCTTGCCGCCATCTCGGCCGCGATGCTTGGCAT